GAGATCGCTCAGTGTCTCGTGGGCTCGGAGATGTGTATAAGAGACAGGGTATAGTAGTACCCCATGTACGCCTATACACGCGTATATATAGGGGGACAATGTAACATTGATTACAAGCAAAGGAGAATGATATGAGAGAAAGCAGTATAGAATCCAAGTTCAGGGATGAAGTAAAAGAGGTCGGTGGTATGGCGTATAAGTTTGTATCCCCGGGCAATGCTGGAGTACCAGACAGGGTTGTAGTCCTTCAGGGCGGAAAATCCGGATTCGTAGAATTGAAACGACCAGGAGAAAAAACAACACCGCTTCAGAAAGTTCAGATCCGTAAGATCTTAGCAACGGGGTGTTATGCAACCGTTCTTGATAATAAAAAAGATATTGACCGAGTGATCTGGGAGATCGAAGTATGGAATCCAGGTAAGGCCTTGGACAAGATCGCAGAGTTAGAACAGAGAGGCATGATATGAAATTTGTACCACACAATTATCAGCGATACTGCATTAACCGCATGATCACGGATCCGGTCTTAGGATTGTTTCTTGACATGGGACTTGGAAAGACAGTGATCACACTGACAGCAGTCAATGATCTGAGATTCAATCGGTTTGCAGTCCGGAAAGTTCTTGTCATCGCGCCGAAGAAAGTTGCAGAAGATACATGGACAAGAGAATCACAGAAATGGGATCACTTAAAGATGCTTCGGGTGATCCCGGTCCTTGGAAGTATCAAACAGCGGATCAGAGCGATCAACACACCCGGCGATATCTGGGTGTTATCAAGAGACAATGTCTCGTGGTTGGTTGATTATTACAAAAATGACTGGCCATTTGACATGGTGATCATTGATGAGTTGTCGAGCTTTAAGTCCAACAAAGCAAAACGATTCCGAAAATTAAAAAGTGTCAGGAGTCACATCCACCGGATCGTAGGGCTTACAGGAACACCGACTCCGAACGGACTGGAAGACCTGTGGGCACAGATCTATCTTCTGGATGAAGGAGAACGGCTAGGAAAGACTTTAACCGGATACCGTGATAATTACTTCACACCGGGAGCAAGAAACGGAAATGTGATCTATGAGTACAATCCAAGGACATGGGCAGACGAAGAGATCAATGAACGGATCAAAGATATCTGTATCTCTATGAAAGCAGAGGATTATCTGGAATTACCAGAACGGATCGATAATGTCCGTCATATCAAACTTCCAGATAAAGCAAAGAAGCAGTATGAAGAACTGGAGAAGACGATGATCGCGGATATCGATGGAGAGACTATTGACGTTACAAGTGCAGCGGCTTTAAGCAATAAACTTTTGCAGTTATGTAACGGGGCTGTCTATGATGCAGACGGTATATACCATGAGGTGCATGACGAGAAGATCGAAGCCTTAAAAGAGATCATCGATGCAAATGCCGGAAAGGGGATATTAGTGTTTTATAACTTTAAGCATGACAAGGCACGGATCCAGAAGGCTTTGAAAAAGAGCAAGCTTCGGATCGGGGAATTAAAGAATCCGGACAGCATCACAGCCTGGAACAATGGGCAGATGGATATCCTACTTGCACATCCGGCAAGTGCAGCATACGGATTAAACCTCCAGGCAGGTGGGCACATCATTGTCTGGTTTGGACTTAACTGGTCATTGGAGTTATATCAACAGGCAAATGCCAGATTGTACCGACAGGGACAAAAAGAGAATGTTGTGATCCATCATCTAGTCACTGCCGGCGGATATGATGAGAACGTCATGGATGCGCTGGAAGCAAAAGAAGTTACACAGGATTCGTTTCTGGATGCCTTAAAGGCAAGGATCAAGAGCGTGAAAGGAGAGAACGATGGGAAAGATTAATGCAAAGATGGAAGGCAGGACCGAAGGATTGGAACTTGCTTTACGCATTGTGAGAGAAGGCGGAGCAGAAGCCTTAGAGAGAGAAATGAAACGCCGGAGAGTTACAGGGATCAAGGTTCCTGTCAATCATAGAGAAATGGATAAAGCGGCACAGAAGATCAAAGAGCAGATCCTGGATACCGTTCTTGCTATGAGCATCATGGTGCTAAGAGATGAGTTTGGTTTTGGCAAGAAACGGCTGGATCAGTTCAAAGCCAGATTTAACTTAAAAACAGAATGTATGAATGACGGATTAGTTACATGGGCAGACATCCTGGAGGCAATCAGAGATGAGACTGGCATTGAGCTTACGATCCGAGAAAATCGTTAAGGAAAGTTAAGGAGTGAATTAATTATGGCAAAGATCAGACAGAAACTTGCGAAGGTCTATATTCATTCGCAGGATAATGGCAATGACTTTGGGATCATCGACCATCTGGCTGAGGTCGGATATGATGTCGATTTCGAAGTTGTGGATAATGGAGTTGGCAATAAGGTGATCTCATGTGAGATCTATGATGCAGGGGGGGGAAGAAAGACAATGATCAGAAATAATAGGACAGCAATGAATGCATACAAGAAGACCAGAGAGAAACATGGCGGGGATCGTCCTCGCTGTGTAGTCTGTGGCGAGGCGATGGATCCGGAGGACGATGAGACAGAGTGGTCCAGAACAAAGAGAAGGACAGATTGTTTTGTACATAGGCATTGCGTGAAACACTGGGGAGATGTTTAGGATGCTGATGCAGCATAGGTGACAGGAGGCAAGGCATGGATAAGAAAAAACTAAGACAGTATCGATCTCTGAAGAGGGAGCAGAAGATGCTGGAAGACAAAATGGAGAAACTGAATGAGAGAGCAGAGAGGATTCCGACGGTCGCTGGAACAGTAAAAGGATCCATGAGCGCGTTCCCATATATTGAAACACATATGAGTGTTGTGATGTCAGAGCCAAAACAGGCAGATGTGATCTATCGACAGATGAGGATTAATGAGCGGAGACGAGAACAGGTGGATGAACTTCTGACAGAGATTGAAGAGTTTATCAGCTTGATTCCTGATAGCAATGCAAGACAGATCTTTGAACTCATTTATCTAAATGGTAAGACACAACAGGAAGTTGGAGAACAATTGGGGTATACAAAAGGCAGAATTTCTCAGATAATCAGTGAAAATCTAAAAGATTAAACAAATTAAACAAAAAAGTGTGTTATAGTTATACTTGAGGAAATTGGATAAAGTCCAATGAATCGCCCGTGCAAAATTTTCTTGAGCATCGCAGAAATGCGGTGTTCTTTTGTTCTATAACTACTAGAATATGCTAACAAGTTGTGATATAATAAATAAAAATTTTGCACGGAGGGATAAGTATATGGGAGATAAAGAGAATATCGCAGCAGTGGGTGTAGAAGCTGTAAAGGCTGTAAGTCAGTTTAGTGAACACACATTAACTGATTTAGAGAAAATAATTAAATGGATACCCACACCGAGAGGGCAAAGCAAGGATTTTGAAGAGGCCATAGAAATCTATAAAAAGAACATAGAAGCAGATGAGAGAATTCCGGTTATAATGAAAAGTGCTATGATATCGAAAGCACGAAAGACGTTAAAAGAGTATTGCAATCAAAATGATATTTTAGAAATTGCAGAAAAATTCCTGACGGGGAAGGAGGAGATAAAAAATCTCGATGATGATTGGCTATCTTTTTTTATGGATAAGGCAAAAAATATAAATAATGATGATATAAAATTAATGTTTGGAAAAATTTTAGCGGGGGAGGCATCAGGAAAAGCGCGCATCCCTAAAAGGCTGATTCAAGCATTAGAAATTATGGAAGAGTATGATGCAAAGAATTTTAAAAATTTATGTAGCTCCATAATAAGGATTTCGGTAGCTGGAACGCGTCAATATAAAATGGTTCCGATGATAGATTTGAGTAATGGCACAATGCTAGAATTGTTAGGGCTAACAGTGTTAAATTTAATGGATTTAAAAGCCCTAGGTTTAATAGAGTTTAATAGTGAAAGGCCATTTATATTCAGACTCAATTCTACACCGTATAATTCAGAAACGGTAATAAAATATGGTGAGAGTGAAAGAGTAGTTAATTTACAAGAATTAGAGGCTGGGCATGTTACATTTACTAAAGCGGGAGAAAAATTAGCAAGTTTATTAGAAGAGCAGGCTATTAAAGAATACGAAATTGAAATTGAAAAATATTATAGGAGACGAAAACAACAAAAGGAAAATAATGAGTAAAGATTAAGGCACCTTCGGGTGCTTTTTTCGTGCATAAATTTAAGGACCTCTAGCTCAGCAGGTCAGACCAATCGGCTCATAACCGATTGGTCCAGGGTTCGAGTCTCTGGGGGTCCATTTAAGAGAAAGGAGTGAGCCCAGATGGCATTAACAGAAAAAAGAAAGCTATTTGCTGATGAATACCTGATAGATCTGAATGCATCTCGGGCTTACAGAGTTGCATATCCGAGAGTAAAAGACGGAGATACAGCAGCAGCTGCAGCAAGCAGGTTACTAAAAATTAAAGATGTGTCTGAGTATATCAGTGTTCGAATGCAGGAGCGGAGCGAAAGAACAGAAATCACACAAGATCGAGTGCTTAATGAATTAGCATCGATCGCCTTTGCAAAAGCTACAGATTACGCCGAGGTCCAAGATGGACAAGTGATTATAAAAAATACTGCAGATTTATCCGATACGATGGTAAGAGCGATCGCAGGAATCAAAGAAGGGCGCAACGGTATTGAAATTAAGCTGAATGATAAAGGAAAAGCATTAGAACTGTTAGGAAGACATCTCGGAATGTTCAAAGACCGCATGGAAGTATCTGGTCTGGAAGAAGAAAAATCCAAACTTGATGATCTGATCAATCAGATGCGAGGTGGGTAAATGAGCGATGAACGTCTGCTGCTGTCAGAAAAGTACAAAGCATTTATCAGATGTGATGCACCAGTAGAGTTCCTGGAAGGCACAACGGCAGCAGGTAAAACGACAGTAGGTCTTTTCAAGTTCATGCTTAAGGTAGCAGAGTCTAAAAAGAAACTGCATATCCTTGCAGCGAAAGATACCGGTACTGCAGAAAAGAATATTATCAACAAAGACCTTGGTATCATTGATGATTTTGGGCAGTTAGTCGAGTACCACGGAAACGGGACCAAAGACGATAAGATTCCGCACCTTTTGTATCACACAAGCAAAGGCGATAAAGTTATTTATGTACTTGGATATGGAGACAAACAAAAATGGCAGAAAGCCTTAGGTGGTCAGTATGGTTGTTTATACATTGATGAGATCAATACAGCAGATATTGACTTTGTGCGAGAGTCTGCAATGCGTTGTGATTACCTGATGGCAACGCTAAACCCTGATGATCCGGCGCTGCCGATCTACAAAGAATATATAAATTGCTCCAGACCGTTACCAGAGTGGGAACAGGAAACACCAAAAGAAATAAAAGACGAGCTAAGAGAAGAACCAAAACCTGGATGGGTGTATTGGTTCTTCTCTTTTGTTCATAATTTGGGATTACCAAAAGAAAAATTAGACAAGATCATTGCCAACACTCCGAAAGGGACGAAGATCTGGAAGAACAAGATTGAAGGATTGAGAGGAAAAGCAACAGGTCTTGTCTTTTCTAATTTTGACCGAAAGCGGCATGTTAAAACCAAAGCATGGTTAAAGCAACAGCTAAAAGATGGAAAGATCAAGATAAAAACCATCACTGCAGGTCTGGATACTTCTTACTCTTCTGAGTCTGAAGATACGATTGCTATGATTTACCAGATCATCACAGAAGATCGCAGAGTGATCACAGTAGATGAGAAGATTTACAGCAATGCAGATCTGACAATCCCACTAGCACCATCAGATACGGTGCGAAACTTTGTAGACTTCCTGGAAACAAACCGTAAAGAATGGGGATTCGCAAGAGATGTATTCATAGATTCTGCCGATCAGGCAACGATCACAGAGTTAAACAAACACAAACGTCTGCATGGCAGTGTGCATAATTTCATTCCAGCATACAAGAAAACAACAATCATAGACAGAATCCTGCTACAGATCTCATGGCTGCAACAGGATGCATATTTAGTTCTTGATCATTGTGTTAACCATATCTCAGAACTTGAACGTTACAGCTGGAAAGAAGACAAAAACAATGAACCAGAGGACAGAAACGACCACACGATCAATGCCAGTCAGTACGCATGGCTGCCATACAAGATGCAAATAGGAGACAAAGATGAAATGGGTGGATAATATCATGGAAAAAGTAAAAGGAGGGATTCGCAGTTGGTTAAATGTACAGCCGGCGAATCCCTCAAGAATCAACATAACTGAAACATTGGACTACGAAGCAAATGCAATTAAAAACCGTATCTGGTACAGAGGGGACAGCAACGAACTGGAACAGCTGTACCGGCAACTTGTTATCAATACAAGCCGGCAGAGTTTCTGGGCGGCGGAGTGCAGTCCAGGGATGGAGATCAATAAGATACATACAGGATTGCCGTCATTGATCGTTGATATGCTCACAAGTGTGACTCTTGCCAGTCTAAACGATTTTGATTTTAAAAAGAAGCAGGATCAGGATATTTGGGATGAGATTGCAAAAGAAAACAAGATCAAGAAGCGACTGGAGAAAGCAACGAAAGAAACTCTGTATATTGGAGATGGAGCTTTTAAGGTCACATTTGATACAAGTCTTTCACAGTATCCGATCATTGAGTACTATCCTGGAGAACGACTTGAGGTCAAAAATAATCGTGGCAGGATCACAGAGATTGAGTTCAAAACGGTTTATGACTACAAAAGAAGAGAATATATCCTGCATGAGTATTACGGCTATGGGTATATCAAATATAAATTGACCTGCAATGATAAGGAAGTACCGCTTGATGCACTGGATGAAACAAGAAACTTGCAGAACTTGGCATTCTCAACATACCAGGAAGGTAAAGATGGAGAAGTCAAACAGCGTGGCGAATATATGCTCGCTGTACCGCTTATGTTCTTTGAATCTGGAAAATGGGATAGCAGAGGGCAGAGTATCTTTGATCGTAAAATTGATGCGTTCGATGCGTTCGATGAAGCGTTCAGTCAATGGATGGATGCAGTGCGATCCGGACGAAGTAAAGAGTATATTCCAGAATGTTTCATTCCAAGAAATCCAGAAACAGGAGCGACATTACCAGTGAATCCATTTGATAATCGATACATCAAAACAGATTCCGACATGCACGAAGGTGCAAAGAATGAGATTGTATTGCAGCAACCAGAGATTCCACATGAAAGCTATCTATCAGCATACATAACAGCACTGGATTTATGTTTGCAAGGTCTGATCAGTCCGTCAACGTTAGGGATTGACGTAAAGAAACTGGATAACGCAGATGCACAGAGAGAAAAAGAGAAAGCTACACTTTATAGCAGAAATGCGATCGTAGGCGCATTGCAGGAAGACTTGCAAAGTTTGATCAAGGTAAGTATCAAAGCATACCGTGAACTAAATGGGCAGAGCAGTAATGATGATGTCGAGGTAGATGTAACGTTTGGAGAATATGCCAATCCATCTTTCGAGAGCCAGGTTGAAACTGTTGGAAAAGGAAGATCACAGGGAGTCATGAGCGTTGAAGCTTGTGTGGACGAGCTGTATGGCGATTCCAGAGACGATGAATGGAAGAAACAAGAGGTCGCAAGACTGAAAGCAGAACAAGGAATCATGGAAGTAGAAGATCCGGCAGTCAATACGGCAGCAGGAGATTTTCAGATAGGAGAAGTAAATGGTAGTGATGATAATGAACCACTCGTACAGGATGAGCCGACAGGAGACAAAAAAGTTCCTAAGACAGATGAGTGATCACGTTCCGTTTGGTATTTATGCGATTGAGAAAAACGGAATCATCGAGATGAGAAAGGACAGGTGTGGTAGCATGTCAAAACTCAAAGAGATGAAACGCGAGTTCAAAAGACAAGGGTATAAAGTGTATTACAACACAGGTGAAAGATGAATGATTACGATATTCAAGAAGCGCTTAAGCGGATAGAAGATGAACTGATCGCATCGATGATGCGTAATATGCAGCGACACCGAGCAGAAGAAACAAAAGAAGGTATCGAATGGGGGATGTGGCAGGCAGAACAGTTAAGAGCTTTAGAAGAGTACCGCAAGAGAAATGCTAAAAAATATAACGGCCAATTTGAAGAAATCAATTCAAGCATTCCTGCGATTATTAGCGAATCTCGAAAACGTGGGTACCTTGACCAGGAAGCACATATCCTCGAAACGATCGGGCAGGCATCTGGCGGTTCAGGAGATATCGATGGAGCATTCTTCAAGATTAATGATCGCAAGATGAACGCACTAATCGATGCAACGGTTTCTGACATGGACAATGCAGAAACGGCAATGCTAAGACGTGCGAATGATCAGTATCGAAAAACAATCTTCAATGCGCAAGTATATGCGAACAGTGGTGTTGGCACTTATGAAAAAGCTGTAGATATGGCAACAAAGGATTTTCTTGCAGCAGGTATCCAATGCATCCAGTATAAGAATGGATCAATACATAGGATTGAGGAATACGCAGGTATGGCAATCCGAACAGCAAGTAAGAGAGCTTATCTTACCGGAGAGGGCGAAAAACGCAAGGAATGGGGTTGCCATCTTGTAATTATGAACAAGCGAGGGAATCCGTGTCCAAAGTGCTTGCCGTTTGTTGGGAAGATTCTGATTGATGATGTGTGGAGCGGTGGAAGCAGTAAGGATGGAAGCTATCCGTTAATGAGTTCTGCAATGGCAGCAGGACTTTATCATCCGAACTGTAAAGACGGCCATACAACATACTTTCCTGGAATCAGTACACCGCCAGATGATAAGTTTTCAAAGAAAGAGATCAAACAGGTTGAGGAAGATTACAAGGATGATCAGAAGCAACAATATGCCAAAAGACAGAAAGAGAAATTTAGAAGACTGGCAAATTATTCATTAGATAGAGAAAATAAAGAAAAGTATGAAATAAAACTTGGAGAATGGAAAGAAGAGTTTCAAAAGAAAGCAGAAGGATTTAATATAAAGGATTCTCTCGAAGTATTCAAAGAAAAGATAAAAAATAACATAGATAATTCAAGACACAAGGCTAATATGTCATTTTTTGTGGATACAGTAGAATTTGTAGAAGACCAAGAACTTAAAGTGCCTTTTGCATATTTGCCTAATGAAGATATTATAAAATACAATTCTAAAGCACCTAATATTGAATTGTACGATATGGATTATGTATTTTCGCATGAAATAACACATAGAATGGATTTTCTACAATACAATAGTTGGAAAGATGAAAGATTTCTTCAAGAAATTGAAAAATGTAGACAAAAAGTATATGATAAAAGAGATGAAGTTCAAGAATGGTTTCAAGAAAATGGGAAGTATGAGTACAGCTTTGCAATTTCAGATATTATCAGCGCATTGAGTGAAGGTGAGATTATAGTTCCAGTAGGGCATAAAAAGAGTTATTGGAAATCGAATCCTAAAGTACAGGCGATGGAAATATTTGCGAATTTAAGCAGCATAGATATACTTGAATTGGATGAAAAAGAAAAAATATTAGATGGAATATTCAAGGCATATAAGGAGCTGGTTGAATGAAAAAATTGATTCAGGCATTAAAAGAAGATGAAGAAATTCAGTATTTAAAAAGGAGATGTTATGAAATAACTGGTGAATGGATTCCGTATCATTGGGAATGCTTCAACGGGATAGAAGAATACAGAGAGTATATGAAGAAGATTGTGAGAGAATATGAAGATAAGAAGTAAAAGATATAGATAATACCACTGATCAGAAATGGTTGGTGGTATTTTTATACCCATTTTTAAGGAAAGGAGGACCAGCAATGAAAGTAAGAGTAACTTACAATTATCACGACAGAGAACTTGGTTTTGAAAAACATATTGGGGATGAGCTTAACGTTACAGATGAAAGAGGTCAGGTACTGATCGCAGCAGGTGTAGCGGAAGAAATCGTTGAACCAGTAGAAAAACCAGAAGCTCAGGAAGGAACTGAGGAAGAAGAAAAACCAAAAAGAAGTACCAAGACAAGAAAGTAAGAGGTGATCCATAAATCTCGGTAGCAGACGTTCCGTTAAGACGTCTTATTTTTATGCTCCAAACACGATAAGAGGGTAAAAGATGCGTGGGCGGTGACACCGAAGACAATGGATGGGAGACACCCACAAAATGGAAAGGAGCAACAATGAAAAAGAAATTAAACATGAATCTACAGTTTTTTGCGGAACCAGGATCAGAACCAACGGGAGGACAGGGAGAACCTGCACCACAGCCAGGAGCAAATCAGACTCCGCCGGCAACTGATCCATCGCAGCCACAGATTGACTACAATAAGATTCAGCAGATGTTAGATGGAACATTAGCAGCAAAAGAAAACACTGCATTAAAAGCCTACTTTAAACAGCAGGGCTTAAGTCAGGAAGAAGCTGAACAGGCAATGCAGGCATTTAAGCAGCAGAAAGCTGCAAATGAACCAAACATCGAAGCAATCCAGAACGAGGCACAGAACGCGCAGCAGATGGCACAGAAAGCCATGATCGAGCGCGATGCTTATAAGTTATCTGGAGAACTTGGGATCGACTTAAAAACAATGCCTTACGTGTTAAAACTAGCAGACGTGTCGCAGGTCGTACAGGATGGAAAGATTGATTCCGAAAAATTAAAAGAAGCATTAAACAAAGTATTGGAAGATGTGCCACAGTTAAAACCACAGGAACAGCAGCAGACAGGATTCCGTCAGATCGGAGTCGGTCAGCAGCATAGCGGAGAGACTGGTGGCAATACACCACAGCAGAAAGCGGTACCAACAAAACGATGGAACCGATTTAATTAGGAGGTAAGAAAGAATGGCATTAAATTATGCACAGGTATGGGAGCCGGAACTCCTGGAGATCTTAATGCAGGGAACATTAACTTCTCCATTCGTAACATCAAATGTAACATGGTTGGATGCGAAAACATTCCACTTCACACAGATGTCTGTATCTGGATTCAAAAACCACAGTCGAAATGGCGGATGGAACAAAGGAACTTATGCACAGACAGATACTGCATTTACCGTAGAACACGACAGAGATGTATCATTTCTTGTTGATAAAGCAGATGTCGATGAGACAAACGCAACAGCATCTATCCAGAATATTTCCAAAGTCTTTGAACAAACTCAGGTAGTTCCAGAAACAGATGCGTTATTTTTCTCTAAAGTAGCACAGGCTGCACAGAAAGTGACTGGATATCACAGCTCAACAGCTTCCAGTGATTATACAAAAGCAAATGTATTCAGCAAGTTAAAAGGATTCCTTGCAGCAGGAAAACTTCGCAGATACAAAGCGAATGGATCACTGATCATGTATGTATCATCTGCGATCATGGATCTGTTAGAACTGTCTACAGAATTTACTCGTAAGATTGAGATGACTCAGATTGCAGAAGGCGGTATGGGAATCGAAACACGAGTCACAGATATTGATGGCGTAACACTTATGGAAGTTATCGATGATGAACGCTTCTATGATAAGTTTAACTGGGAAGTTGAAGAAGGCGGATTTGCACCAGTAAAGAAAGACGCAGGTAAATCCGTAACAGGATCACATAAGATCAATGTGCTGATCGCATGCGGACAGACATGTAAGACAGTTCCTAAGATCTCATCCATCTATTACTTTGATCCAGGAACACACACAGAAGGTGATGGTTATCTGTATCAGAACAGAACTTTATCTGACGTATTTGTATTCCCGAACGGAAAAGATGGCAAGGTTGATTCTGTTTACGTTGACGTAGACACTACGGAATATACCGAAGTGTAGGAGGTGGTGCATATGGCACTCGCCTCTTATGCGGATCAGAAGTATTATGAAAAAGTCAGCGGTGTAATCACAACGGATAATCTTGAAAGGAGACTGTATATCGCAAGCCGACACATTGACACGCTTACATTTAACCGTATTGTAGCAAGAGGATTTGAGAATCTGACAGAATTTCAGAAAGATGTAGTCCGTCTGGTTGTCTGTAAACAGGCAGATTTTGAAGTAGAGAATGAATCTCTGATCAACAGTGTCTTAAGTTCTTATTCGATCAATGGCGTGTCAATGGGAATCAATGCCGGTGGATGGAATGTGACAGTTCAGGATGGAGTGATCATGAAAGCTGATAATTACGCGATGTTAGAGCAGACAGGATTGTGCTGCAGGAGATTGGGGGCGATCTGATGAAATGGCCAGAGTTAATTCCAAAATCAATGTGTCAGACGGATATTCATATTCGGATTGACAGCGAGGAGATTGGAGAGGAAGGGCAGCCGATCACTCTGATCGATGCAGATTTCAAATGCAACTATCAAGATAAAGCAAAAAGAGTTATGACAAATGAGCAGAAGATCGTACAGGTTACGGGATCTGCTCTTTTTTGTGGAGATATCGCCCCAGATATACCAGTGATCAGTTGCGGTGTCGCAACAGTCTTTGGAGTTGAGAGAACGATCGTGAGTGGAGAAAAGGCAAGAAATCCTGATGGGACGGTCAATTATACCAGATTGGAGTTGATGTGATGATCCATTGCAATTCAATTATAAAAATCAACACACAGAGACTTCGGGAGCTTTCACAGGCACAAGTCACAGCACTGGAAAAGACAGCAGAAGCTTTGCATACCGAAGTGGTACAAGCTCAGGTTATGCCGTTTGATACAGGAAATCTGCAAAATGATAATACATTTGTAGATTATACTTACAGCAAAGCAGGACGCGCAAGGATTGTATCTACAACGCCATATGCCAGAAGGTTATATTTTCATCCGGAATATAATTTTCAGACGTACGAAAATCCGTTCGCAGGTGGTGAATGGTTTAATCCTTGGCTTCCAGGTGGTCTGTATCAGGACTTTGCACAAAAAGCATTTAAGAAACTGTACCGAAGGGAGAGTGGCATATGATTTTGCTAGCAGATATGAAAGACTGGCTGAAAACAGTATTTGAAGCTGATCACTATTACACAGGAAAGTTGGACAACAAAAAAGACAGATCCATTGGAGTGTATCAACGAAGTTCCTATGCTCCAAAACGTTACGCAGTAGGTGGATATAAGAAATATGATACGAAAAGTATATCTGTCTTAGTCCACTGGAACAACAATTCAAAAGAAACAGAACAGGCAGCAGCCGAACTGTTTGAAATATTAGAAACACAGAAACAATTCATGATCAAAGATACAAAAGTAGATTTCTTATCCATGCAGGTTCCTGAACCAGTAGATGTTGGAACGGATGATAAAGGAATCTACGAACGTGTCATTTGGTTTGACATTTATTACGAAAGGAAGGTAGACGATGAGCGAAACAGCTAGAAGCGGAGTATATCCTTGCTACGAAAATCAGTTTCAGATCGACACTGCAGCATCTGGATCAGAAGCAGCTATGAAAGATATCGCAGACTGTGAAACATTTGATGTGTCCTTTGATAACGGCGTAGAAGAATGGAATCCTTTTGATACAGAAGGGTGGACACGCAGATTAATGACCGCAAAATCCGTTACGATCTCAGTTACAGCAAAACGAAATGTAGGAGATGCCGGAAATGATGCGGTTGCAGGATTGGCATGGAAAAATGGAAGGAATGTAGAGAAAGATTTTCAGTGGACGTTCCCGGATAAAACAGTTGTCAAGTTTGCAAGTGCAGTTATCAATGTGACAAATGTAGGAGCAGGAGATTCTACAGCAGTTGCACCTCTGGAATTTGAAGTACAGAGCAACGGTAAACCAACAGTAACACCAGGAGTTTAGGAGGGGGAAACCTCTCCTTTTTTGAAAGGGAGATAGAATGGGAAAAGTAGTAGATATTACAGATAAGCTGAGATTCGAAGAGAATCCGGCATTAGTGATCAACGGAAAGAAATATGAAGTGAACGCAGATGCGACAACCATGATCGAAGTTCTGGCAGAGCTTGGTGATGATGGGGATGATATCTCACCGAAAGCTGTTACAAAGCTTTGTGATCTTATCTTTACAAATAAGGCGCAGAAAGACTTGGAAAAATTACATTTAAAATTTGGGGATTATGTCACAGTTGTGCAGGAAGCAGTTTCATTGATTTCAAGAACCGATGACCAAGAAGAATCGGGGGAGTAGTTGATTCCGGATATGATCTGTTTGAAGATTGGGATCTTATCGTATCTTCGTTTGCGGAGCAGTATGGAATCAGAATCTATTCCAAAGAGTTTAAGGAAATGCAATGGCACGAGTTCAAAGCGCTGCTTTGTGGAATAGGACCAGATACAGCCTTAGGACGGATCGTATCCATCCGATTAGAAGATGATAATGAAGTAATCAAAGAGTTTACTCCGGAACAAAAAGAGATCAGAAACAAGTGGAGAAGAAAAGCCGCTAAGACAAAGACAGAAAAAGAAACAAATGATTTCTTAGAAACGATGAAGCAGGCATTTATTGATATGGCAGGAGGTATAACAAATTGAAAAGATAAAATGTAAGGAATGCGGACAGACATTGATGGTCGCAGAATATGTAAAAGGGGAAATCAAATGTCCCCGATGCAAACAGGTAAATATAGTATGGATCCGCAAAGGGAAGAGCATAGGTAAGCACCGTTGTAGTAGCTAAGCCAGCCTACTTTGTGAAAAAGCAAGGTAGGTGATAAGTATGGCAGCAGATAGTGCAGGACAGATTGGCTTAGATCTGGTGATCAATCAGCAACAATTTAATAAACAGTTAGGTGGAATACAGAACCTCGCAAAGAAAACAGGAAAGATGCTTGCCGGTGCTTTTGCTGTAAAAGGATTAACAAGTTTTGCGAAAGACTGTATTGAGCTAGGATCAAATCTGACAGAGGTACAGAACGTTGTCGATGTAGTATTTCCAACAATGAACAAAAAAGTAAACGAATTTGCACAAAATGCAGCAAGTACATTTGGACTTTCTGAAACGATGGCAAAGAAGTTTACCGGAACATTCGGAGCAATGGCAAATGCTTTTGGATTTTCTGAAAAAGAATCGTACAAGATGAGCACAGCTCTTACTGGACTTGCCGGAGATGTGGCATCATTCTATAACATTTCACAGGATGAAGCATTTACAAAATTAAAATCGGTATTCTCCGGAGAAACGGAGACGTTAAAAGATTTAGGAATCGTAATGACACAGACAGCTCTTGATCAGTACGCGCTGGCAAATGGATTCGGTAAAACGACCAGTGCCATGACGGAACAGGAGAAAGTAGCCTTAAGATATGCATTCGTACAGCAACAGTTGCAGAATGCGACAGGGGACTTTTCAAGGACCTCTGATCAGTGGGCGAACCAGATCAGGATTCTGTCATTACAATTTGATTCCCTGAAAGCTTCAATTGGACAAGGATTGATTAATTTATTCTTGCCAATCGTAAAAGTAATTAACTTGGTGCTTGGAAAATTAATGACTCTTGCAAATGCATTCAAGTCGTTTACAGCAATGATCATGGGCAAGAAGACCAGTGGAGCGTCAGCAAGTCTTGATAAGACGGCGACAAGTGCAGGAAAGGTATCTAACAGCTTAAACAATGCGACAAGTTCCGCAAATAAGCTGAATAAGTCGACAAAGAAAGTTGGAGACACAGCCAAAAAGACGGCAAAGAAGATATCTGGATTGATGGGATTTGATCAGATCAATAAATTGACTGAAACAAAAGGATCATCCGGATCAAAGAGTTCTACACCATCTTCTGGTACAGGTTCTGCAGGCAGTGGAGCATCTGGCGGTACTGTAGATATGGGTTCTCTTCCCAAGGGAGAGGATGAAAAAGCTACGAAACTTGGGAAAGGCTATGATAATCTACGAAAAGCAATTGATAAGCTAAGAGTAGCTTTTAGTGCATTTAGTAAGGTTGCAATAGGTGCTTTCAAATGGATCTGGAAGAATATGCTGGTTCCACTTGGAAAATGGACAATGCAGAAACTTGCTCCAAAACTGATTGAATTATTAGCCGCAGCACTAAATGTATTGACAGCAGTATGCAAAGCATTGCAGCCATTATGGCAGTGGGCATGGGATCACTTATTCAAACCGCTTGCTAACTTTGTCGGAGATGCGATCATCGGATTCTTAGATCTTCTGGTTAAGGGATTGAACGAATTAGCAAACTGGATCAATAAACATCAGGGTGCGGTGCAAAACATAGCAATTGTGATAGCGAGTTTCTTTGGTGCATTTAAGTTAGTTTCTTTTGTGACAGCTGTAATTCCGATTATAACCAAAGTTGCAACTGCATTTGGCACATTTAGAAAAGTGGTTACATTCTTAGGTGGACCATTAAAAGCGATCATCAGCGTATTTAAAAATCTTCCACTGATTTTCTCGCTGATAACAGGCCCTGTAGGAATTGCCGTAGCGGTGATTGGTGGGCTGATCGCAGCTGGATTATTATTGTGGAAGAATTGGGATAAGATTAAAAAATCTAAGTTCGCCAAATTTTTATCGGGCATTGTAATAAATTTCAAAAATTTATTGAAATGGGTAAAGAAAAATGTTCATCCGATCAAAGCGTTCAAGAAGCTTTGGGAAGGTATTAAGAATAAAAAAGCCAAACTGGAAGCTGAGGTAAAAGAAAAGGTTAAAGGCGCACTTGCATCTTTAAAAGAAAGTTGGGAATCTGTTAAAGATAAAGCTGCATCGTTGGTAGCAGAAGCGAAAGAAAAGGCAGATGGTGCTATTGCCAATCTGAAAGAAGGATGGGATTCCATTCAGGACAAGGCAGCAACATTAGTTGCAAAAGTCGAAGGAGCATTGGATACAACAAAAGACTGGTGGTCTGGTGTAAAACAAAAAGCAGCAGAAAAAGTTGCTGGAGTCGTTGCTAAGGTTCAAGGCGCATTAGATACCGCAAGGGACTGGTGGTCCAATATTAAGGAAAAGGCAAAAGAGAAGATTGGAGATATTGCAGCTAAGGTTCAAGGTGCATTAGACACAGCACGCGACTGGTGGTCTGGTGTAAAACAAAAAGCAGCAGAAAAAGTTGCTGGAGTTGAAGCAAAAGTTAAAGGAGCTCTAGACACAGCACACGATTGGTGGACTGGTGTGAAACAGGAAGCGGAAAAGAAGGTTGATGGCGCAGCAGCCAAAATTGATTTAGCTGTTGGCTGGGCAAAAGACTGGTGGAATAAACATAAGCCTAAATTCTCAGTAGATGCAGCTGTTGGTTTAGTGAAAGACTGGGCAAAAGACTGGTGGGATAAACATAAGCCTAAAAATATTGCAGTAAATGCAGCAATCAAATTAAAAAGCGGATGGGGATCAATAAAAACTTGGTGGAAAAAACATAAACCAAAGATTCCTAATTTAAGCACTATCTTAAAAATAAAAGTACCGAAGATTTCTCTGAAAATGAAATCAGCAAAAATATTAGGAAAAGAGATTAAATATCCAGCTGGGTTTAATGTGAAGTGGTTAGCTCAAGGTGGCTACGTAAAGAAAAACACTCCACAGCTTGCCATGATCGGAGATAACCGCCATCAAGGCGAGGTCGTAGCACCAGAAGATAAGATGATTGCCATGGCAAAGAAAGCAGCAGAATTATCTGGTGGCAGCAGTAAAGATGATCAAATCATCCGCCTGCTCATGGAACTGATCAATGCTGTCAAATCTATTGATACCGATGTTTACCTGGATGGGAAGAAAATAACCAAAACTGTAAATGACAACAACAACGCAGATATCAGAGCCGGCAAACGACCGATCCTGATCTAAGGAGAAATAAGATGGCAACACTGACATGTGGAAACACTGCATTGCCAGAGCCGGTTGAACTAAGCACTTCGGATGAGATCATCTGGAGTGCCAATACCGAGCGATCATCATCAGGAGATATGATCGGAGAAGCAATTGCAGAGAAAAAGACATTGGATATCAAGTGGGGAGTCCTCACAGAGTCCGAAGTTAAGAAGATAAAAAATAATCTTGTGAAAGGATTCTTTCCAATCACATTTAGAGACATGGGAACAACACATACCATCTCTGTATACCGAGGAACTCTTACAAAAGAACATCTGGGGTATATCGGAGATGGTATTTATTATTACAAAAGTGCGAGCGTTCAGATCGTACAGAAATAGGAGAGATGGAAATGAAGTTAAAAGAGATTATGAGAATCCACGAAGGATTAGTAAAACAGTCAAGCAAAGTTTACACGGCAAAATTAGGATATGCAATTTCTAAAAATATGAAAGCATTCCGAAAAGCGATCGAAGAATATGATGAAAACCGCCTTAAGATCTGTGAACGATACGCAGAAAAAGATAAGGACGATAAGCCGATCGTGAAAGAAAACCAGTATGAAATGACAGATGAAAGCAAAGAGATTGTAAATGAAGAAATCAAAGAACTGCAGGAAGTGGATACTGATATTGATATCATGAAAGTTTCATTCGCAGAACTTGAACGCTGCGAAAATGTAGACCGTTATGATATACCATCTGTTGCAGATATTGAAGACCTGATGTTTATGATCGTAGACTAAGCCGGAGGTGATGCTATATGTATCAGGCAAGTAAAAAATTTGGCGATGCAATAGCAGGGTCAAACAGAAAATTTAATACAAGGCTTCTGGAGAATGAAAAAGTATTAGTAGAATCTGTAAAGAATTTTACAATAACGTCTGGTGCGGAAGAAATAATGATCGGGAGTGCAGTGGCGAGCTATGTTCAGGCAACGATTGAGAATAAAGGAATTGCATTGTCTGGAAAAGAAGTCAGCTTGGAGATCGGCGTGGAAGTCGATGGAGAGATGGAATATATTCCGATGGGGTTATATACGATCCAGAATCCCAAGATTGAAAGCAACAAGGTTACGTTTACCGCATATGACAGATTAGCAAGCAGATGCAATGGGGCATATTATTCCAAATTAGGATATCCAGTTGATGCAGTAGATATATTGGCTGAAATCAGCACGATGGCAGGCGTGGCGATTGATACATCTACAGTACAGCGAGGAATCCAGGTCAATCAAAGAGCGATCATTGAGGAAGGTGATTACAACGAAGAAACCGAGGAAAGCGAAGTGATCACAACATATGTAAATCCTTTTGATGGATATACATACAAAGAAACCATCGGATTTATCGCAGGATTATTCGGCAAATTTGCTATATGTGGAAGAACTGGAATGATCGAGTTTCGATGGTATCAGGGTATTGATTACGAGATTCCAAGCAATATATTTTATAACGATCTGCAAGAAACAGAAGAAAGTTTCAGTATCAAAAGACTGACATGTGATAACTCAGATCAGACACTTTCATCTGGATCAGGAGCTACCGGCATAAGTATGCAAAATCCGGTTATGACACAGAGTATATTAGACGGTGTTTATAATACTGTCCAAGGCTTAGTATTCACGCCTGCAGCATTAAGATTTATCGGAGATACGAGGCTTGATATCGGAGATATTGTTACTGCTGTAAAAAATGATGGCACGAAATTTACAATACCGACCATATCATTGATAACAAGTTATGACGGTGGATTGATGCAGACAATTGCAAGTTATGGGAATACCGCCGAGGAAGATGATTCTGACACAAAAGGTCCTATAACCGAAATGGCAGAACGAGTTGAGTACGAATTAGCGTTTGTAAAAAAACTCATGGTGGATAATCTGACAGCGACCAATGCAACGATCAAGAATCTGTCTGGAGATGTTTTGAAATTTAAAACAGGCGAGTTTGAAACTTTAAAAACTGATGTGGCAAATTTTAAACAGACATTCACAGATGATTTACAGGCGTCAAATGCAAAAATTAACACCTTAGAATCTGACCATGCAACATTTAAAGAAGTAACTGCGACAAATCTAAATGCAACGAATGCTAGAATTGCGAATATTGAGGCTGATTATTTAAAAGCTACAGATGCAAAACTTACCTATGCAACGATTACGAATTTAAATACTACCAACGCTGAGATTACGAAGCTGAAAACAAAAGATGCAGAGATTGATAAACTGGTTGCAACAAAAGCTACGATCACAGACCTTAATGCAGCAGTCGGCAGAGTTGGAGTATTGGAAAGTAGCTATGCTAATCTCAACACGTTAGTAAACGGCAATCTTACATCTGACAACATTCAGAACTTAACATTGACATCAAAGAATACAACGATTGAAAACGGCATGATCAAAAATGCAATGATTGAGAATCTGTCGTTTGATAAGATCACAGGTATGGACATTAATACAACAAATCTGACGGTACATAGTTCTGATGGTAAGTCAAAATGGAGTGACAATACAATCCAGATATCTGATGCAAACCGTGTCAGGGTCCAGATCGGAAAAGATGCTTCAAACGATTACAGCATGTCTGTCTGGGATAAGAATGGAAATCTGATATGGGATGCACTTGGAGCTACAGAGAAAACGATTCAGAGAAAGATTATTCGAGATGGTATTGTAGCGGATGATGCAAATATTTCTGGTTCGAAACTGGATATTAACAGTGTGATCAAGGAAGTGAATGGTTCTACGACGAAACTGAAATCTTCTACAATCGTTATGAACGATAAGAACCAAACGTTAGACGTCGTGTTTAATGAAATGGAAACAACAGTAGCAGATAATCTGAGCAGTGCTAAGCTGTATGCGGATGGTAAGTTATCCGATGCACAGAAGTATGCCTTAGAACAGGCAAACAGTGCGTTGAGCAGTGCTAAGAGCTATGCTGATAGTGCTGTGGATAATATAGAGGTTGGCGGCAGGAATTTATTAGTTCAAAAAAATATCACACAAGGCTATTTGTCTACAGATGGTAAAGGAAGTTTTATTGGTTCTGGCGGTGGAGATCAAACTAGTGATTGGATAGATGTTTCAGGAAATAAATATATAACAATTACTCTATATGAAGATTTTACAAACGCGAATAATTCAGGAAGATATTGTGAGTATGATGCCGATAAAAATTGTATAAATACTGTTGATTATAATCCAAGACAAAAAAGCAGTATTATTATAGAACTGAAAACTACCACAAAATACATAAGAGTTACCGCGATAGAATGCAAAACGCGAAGATATAAGATTGAAAAAGGAAACAAAGCCACGGATTGGACTCCAGCACCAGAAGATACACAATCTCAGATTGATAATATCACAGAAATTACAACATCTCACACAACAAGTATCAGTACGATGCAGGGACAGATATCAAGTCTGATTTCCGAAGATACAACGATCAAAGGAAACTATGATGCTTTACTAAGCAGATATAACGCAACTGTAAATACTGTAGATAGTATGAAAACCACGATCGGCGAACATACAACGATTCTGAATAGTCAAAATGATTCAATTGTAGCTGTTACAACGAAAGCCAATACGATTGAGTCTAATTTAGCAGGAACCACTCAGACGGTATCGGAAGTGAAATCAAATTTAGCAGGAACACAGGAAAGAGTTACGAAAGTCGAAACAAGTCTGACAGGTTTAACTACAAGGGTTTCTAGTACAGAAACGAATCTTGCTAATTTAGAAATTGGTGGCAGGAATTTATTGACTGGAGTTTCTTCTTATACAAAAGACACACCTTTTGAAAAGACGGATTCAAGAGCAGATGGGTGGATTGTATATCAAAATATTATTACCTCTATCGAACTTGAAGCTGGAAAAAAATATGTGCTACAAGCAAAAACTGATGGAAATTGGACTGCGAACCATGACACAAATGGACAAGATCCGTCTAAAAAACTGGTGACGTTATGGTTATGTAGTGATACAACGAATGACTTTTTTGATATGCGACAAGGATATGTTGTATTTACACCAACTGTTACAGCTAAATATAAATTAAGAGTTAATCAATATTCGAACGGAACAGATGCTTACACTATTCATTTGTGGGATATTAAACTTGAAAAAGGTTCAAAAGCTACAGACTGGACTCCAGCACCAGAAGATGTGGATCAGCAGATTACAGCTGCAGAAACAATAGCTAGTCAAACTGCTGATAAATTCAATTGGTTGGTTAAATCTGGTACAAATTCAACTGATTTTGAGTTAACTGATCGGACCGCTACATTAGTAGCATCCGCTATTAATATAAATGGGTTGGTTAAGTTTAGTGGGTTAAATACAGATTTACAGAATACTATAAATAATAAAACGAATGTTTCGTATTTAAGTCTTAGCAGTGGCGGAAACAATCAAGCCTGTTGGAAAATAGCAACGATTAAAATTAGTGGTAATTATATAAACCAAGACATTATTATAGGAGTAAACCACAGAGATCATGGATATACAGAGTGTAGAATACAATTCAAGAATGCTGGTAATCCAGATCCAGGATTAGCTAGTTTTAGGCAAACAGGGCGACCTTCAAAATGTTGGCGAATTATTAAAACTGCAAATAGTACATGGGAGTTATATTTATATAAAACTGAATCGTGGGACGGTGGGAATGTCGTTAAATACATCAACCCATATCACACTACAGGCAATGTATCTGTAACATGGTCCGGAGAAAATGCAGACTTGCCTAGTGGAACAACCACAACTGAGCAAATGATAGCAGATCAAACAACTATTGATGGTGAGATCATTACAACTGGATATATCAGTGCTGATAGAATCGCAGCTGGTTCCATTACAGCAGACAAAATCGACGTTAATAGTATATTTGCCAAAGATATCACCGCAACAGGCACGATAACAGGTGCAAACTTGATAGGTGCGACTGGTACGTTTAGTGGACAGATTACAGCTACGGAAGGTAATATTGGTCGCTATGATATTACGTCAACATACCTGATGACAAACAGCGGAAGCAATGCATCTGGTATTGGCGGAAATCAGGCTTTCTGGGCTGGCGCTGAAGATAGCAATTCCGCTCCTTTTAGAGTTGGTTACGATGGAAGTTTTGTGGCTGAAAATGCAACTATTTATGGAAATATAAAAACTGGTAATATTGGCGATGCAGGAGATACTGCATGGCTTGTTGATGGACACTTATCAGTCCAAGGTACAGCGAATGATACAAATATTTACTCAACATGGTTTAAATTTGGTATTGGCGGAGATTATTATTTAAAATCTGTTTCTGATGGTGTTGAATGTTATCGAAATTTATATGCAACGGATTTTATTGCAGGTGGTTGGATTTACAATGCTTCAGGAGGACATTACACATGGCAAGATCGAAATGATGCATATATATCATGTGGTAGCTATAATAACACAAACAATATTTATTATTATGCTGGATATCATGCGTTTTATGTAAACGGAGATTCTGGTTCTGGGATGATGTATATAGAAACATCAGGAGTTAGCTCCAGAAAAGGGTTCCGTAACAGCTCTGATGAAAGAATCAAGAAAGATTTTCAATATTTCGACGATGATTTCATTAAAAGTTATATGCAATTGGAACCGATTAAGTATAGATTCAAAGATGACACCGACATTTCCTATCACATAGGTTTCAAGGCACAGAATGTAAATAGTGTTTTGAACGATTATGGGAAATCTCACAACGAACAATTTGGAATATGTGCAACGCACCATATAGACCCAGAGTATGCCGAAAAAACATATGGCGAAAATAACATGACTGAAGTTTACACATTAGCATACGATGAATTGATCGGAGCAAACACCTTCATGATTCAAAAGACCAGAAAAGATTTAATGTATCAAGCAGGTCGAATCGACATGCAAGAAGCAATCATCAATGATCTGCAGACAAGATTACTGCAGGCAGAAAAAACAATAAAACAATTAACTCAGGCATTGGCTTAATCGCTGATGCCTATATTTATGCAAAAATGAAAGGAGCATAACTATGTTAGAAACAAAGAAAAGCACAACACTTACAGGAACAATCACAGTAAAAGACGGAGATGTAGATAAACAGGTGGTTTATTTGTCTGCAAACGTCACGTCTGACGGAGCAGGTAATGATAATGTAAACCAGACAATTCAGGATCGGAATCTTTATAAAGCAAATAAAGTGCAGATCAGAAAAGATATTGCAGAGTTCACAAATAAGTTTTATGAGATTCAGGATGCAGAAGTGGGAGAATAGAATGAAGAAGAATATGGAAATCAGAGCAAGACCGCTGTGGGTCTTATTTTTATGTGTAAAATAATAATTTTCTAACCAAAGAAAGGAAAGTGAGGGAAATGAAGAAAATGACAAACAATGTAATTGACACATATAACGCAGTGACCGGATCGATCGTGGCCGTACTGAGTTATATTTTAGGCGAACACTGGATTCTTTTTGTGGCTTATCTGGCACTGAACGTAGCGGATCAGTTTACTGGTTGGATGGGTGCGAAGATGGAAGGAAAAGTAAGTTCACGAATTGGCTGGAGAGGCGTCATGAAAAAGTTGGGATACTGGATCATGATAATGGTAGCATTCGGATCATCAGCAGTTTTCATTGAGATTGGAAAAGTAATTGGTGTAGATCTTGGGATTACAACATTACTTGGATGGTTTGTATTGGCGTCATTGCTGATCAATGAGATTCGATCTATCGTGGAAAATTTTGTGAAAGCAGGATATAACGTACCAAAAGCATTAACAAAAGGTTTAGAAGTAGCAGACAAAGTAGTAAATAAAGATCAGGAGGAAGAATAATAATGGCGACATATAATATTCATGGCGGTCACAACCCCGCAGGTAAGATTGCCTGTGGAGCAAGTGACTTATTAGATGAGAGCAGAGAAGACAGAAAAATCTGCAAAGAAGTCGTAAGGCTATTAAAGAAAAAAGGACATAAGGCATATAATTGTACAGTTAGCAATGGAACTAGTCAGACGGACGTCCTCAGAAAGATCTGTACTAAGTGCAACAAAAGACAAGCAGCATTAGATGTATCAATTCATCTCAATTCTGGTCGCAACGACAGAAAAGGAGATAAGAAAGTAGCAGGAACAGAAATCTGGTGCACAAAGGAAGAAGGTATTAAAAAGGCTGCAGGTAACAGAATCCTTGCAAACATGAAAAAACTTGGATTTACAAACCGTGGAATCAAAACAACGGGCGGTTTATATTATCTTAATCATACAATCAATAAAGCAATCCTTATTGAGGTGTGTTTCGTTGATGATGAAGATGATTATAATCTTTACAAGAAGGTTGGTTATAAAAAGATCGCAAAAGCGATTGCTGATGGTATCGCAGGGTAAAGAAAAATAATATTTCTATGTTACTAATTTGTTACTAAATATAGCATTTTAGAGGCAGTTTAGAAGTATTAAAACATTCAACAAATGGCTTAAATACGATGTTTTGGGCATTTGTTATTTGAAAATATTTATGGTATAATAAGAATATCATAAAAATTCATTGCAGACCGCATGATGTATGTTGCAGATTGGAGGCAAAT